GTTCCGTTCCGCGATACGGGTCAGAAATTTAATATCGGACTCCTGCGACTGATCGATGTGCGGAATTTTAATCCCGGCCAGCTCCGGCGCGACACCTGCCTTCAGCTTGTTGCGTGCGGCGATAGCTTCAACAATGGCCCCGAGGGTGGTGTCGTGCCAGGACTGCTCGCGTCGTGAATTGAGCGTTCCGCGAAAATCGGCACTCCGGGCGCGGATGGTCACCACATCCGGCGCGCCCCGGTGCTCGACTTCATCAACGGTAAAGCTTCCTTTTCCGGTAAGCGCTTCGCCCTTCCAGCCGATGAACAGCGTCAGCGCCGCACCCCGGATCGGCAGTTCGACAAGGCCGTCGGCGTCGTTTAGCTCAATATCGAGCTGATCGGCCTCAAATCCCCGGTTGTCGGTCAGGGTCATACTTATAAGCCGGTCACTGATATTGCCGGTAATATCCCGGCTGTTGATGGTCAGCATATAGGCGGGCGTGCGAACCCCGCCCGCGTTACCTGTCAGCATGTCAAGCATCAGACAGCCCCCGCAAAGCCGGTCAGACCCTTCGCCATCTCTCCGGCCTTACCGATAAGTGATTCTGCCTGGCGACCTATATCGCCATATATCGCCGCGAGGGATTCATCCACGCGGGTCAGTTTCAGCGTAAAGTCAATTTTGCGGGGTGTACCGTCACTGAAAAACATCGTCCCGGTTTCGCTTACGTTATTGATATGCGCCAGGCGTTTCAGCTCTTTTTTACCTGCCCACAACAGGCGGAAAAATTCATTACGCAGCGGCATCAGGGCCGCCGGTAAGGTGGCGTTCGGCAGGTAACGGTCATTCACCTGGTCGATACGGGAAAGAACATGGCGCTCAAAGGTGTTTAACAGCCAGTTATCGGCGGCCTTTTTCCCTCTGGCATCCATCTGTTCCAGCTTGCGCGCGTAGAAGCTGCGGACGTAATGAGGCAATGAAGCCAGACGGCGGCGAGCTGCCTTGCTGCGGTCTGGTTTTTCATCAGTTTCCGCCAGCTCCATCGCGGATAAAAACTTACGCTTACCGTCAGGCGTCAGATAATGTATCCCGCGCTCGCTGTCATCAGCCTGATAGGCCCCGACAGCGGCGCGGGGCGCGTTCCATGCATAAGGGAAAACTGTGTCAGTCATTTACAGACGCTGTAAAACTACGGTGCTATCACAACTGGAAGCCAGATCAATCCCGAACCATGCCTTTTGGGCCGGGTAACGGGAAACGGCAATAACTTCCGGGGCGGTTTTGCCATCACCGGCAGCAACACCCAGACTGCGGCGCGCCGTGATGCGGTGGCATACAAAATTGCGATAGAGGGATCGGGTAAATGATGTGTCGCTGTTGGATACAACGACCGGGTAACCTTCTGATGAACGGCGCTCAAGAATGGAGGCCAGACGGTACTGGTCATCCTCATTAAAACCATTTGTGTGATACCCGGTAAACACACCGTCATAAGGCGGATCGCAGTAAATCACGTCGCCCGGTTGCAACATGTTCAGGGTTTCGTCGAAGCTGGCGCAGATAAACGTGGCGCGCTTCGCTTTTTCAGCAAAGGCACATATTTCCGCTTCCGGGAAGTAAGGCTTTTTATAATTCCCGAACGGGACATTAAAGCCACCGCTCTGGTTATAACGGCAAAGCCCACGGTAGGAATGGCGGTTGAGGTAGAGGAAATAAACAGCGCGGTGAAAAGTATTAATTTCCCGGTCATGATTAAAAGCCTCACGCACCCGGTAATAATTTTCTGCCAGTACAAAACTTTCAAATACTGCCCTTGCGCGCAGGATAAAGTTTTCACAATCCTTTGCGATGGTGCGATACAGATTAATTAAATCGGGGTTGATATCCGCGACAAGATAATGAGGATAGTCTGTTGCCATCATCACAGCGCAGGAACCCGCGAATGGTTCAACCAGTCGCGGGCCAGTGGGAAGATGCGCTAACAGTTCCGGCATAAGGTCAGTTTTATTACCCGCCCATTTCAGGATGGTGCTCATTTGGCACCCCCGGTAAGCACATAAACCAGTGCTTCATATGGGGTTAGTGGTCGAATGGATAACATCACCCAATGACCTGGTATCCAGTTACCTGGCATAGGAAGAATGTCATTCACAGGAAGAATATGAGTAATAACCGCTGCCCACTCTCTACCGGTGTACTCACCGTCGTGGTTCCATTCACATAAAGAAAGAACATCGCCGACTTTATAGCCCCGGTCATCCCTTCGCAGTTCAGCACGCTTTTCACCCGAAACTACGGCAGTGAAATAAGCAGGAGCGATTTTTAATTGGTGAATACGCAATTTCATACAGCACCACCTACATAATGTTTGCCTTTCAGCTCTGTAATTTCCTGACAGGTGACGCATAGCTCCACGCCCGGTACGGCGATGCGGCGCGCTTCCGGGATGGACTCGCCGCACGATTCACACAGGAAACGGGAAACCGCAGCGCTGCGGCTGCGGGCATTGAGAATCAGGCGCTCGCGTTCTTCGTGCTCGCGCTGTTGAGCCAGATCGATAGAGTCAGCCATTAGTGCGTCTCCACAGGTTTTACGCGGCGACGGACTTCACTGTCGGCTAAATACAGATCGCCAACATCATCAGCGCCGGTGAGGCCCACGAATTCATCAACGATAAAAACGCATACCCCTTTCGCCAGGCGCTCGATAAATTTGCCGTGATAAACGCTACGGGAACCGCGCGGCGTCACGGTGACATGCTGGCCGGGTGTGAGCTGGGCGTATTCCATCAGTGGATCTCCTGGGCTTCGTTCTGGATTTTCACGGCCTCATCGCGCAACAGCTCTGCGGCTTCTGCGTAGGTGAGCTGGCGGGAGGTGATGCGAGCGGCCAGCGTATCCAGACGCGCCGCCATAGCCTCAGCGCGGCCACGGCGTTCGTCTTTGCGCGCTTCAGTCAGCAAATAGTTAAGGCCCGCATCATCAGGCCCGGTTTTGGTTTTACGTGTTTCGGTATTTCGCATTTTCATTTCTCCAGAATTTGGGCAAAAGAATGCCCGGCGGGTTTACGCCATTAATTAACTTAAACGATTAGTTGTAGCCGTAGACGCGGTGCGGTTTCTGATTCAACTGGTTAATCATTTCCGCTTTTAGTGCTTCCATAAATTCCTGGCAGCACTCCCAGCTCGGGTCAACTTTGAAAATCTCACCTGAACGAGTTTTAATTTCGAAGCCGTTATCCATATTAGGGATAACAACACCGAGAATTAAATTAAGGTCATTTTTAGAAAGAGCCATAAGCCACCCTTCTAGTTAATGAACGAGCAATACGAATAATTAAATATGCTGACGGTTTCCGCTTGGTTTTCAGCCCGTTTAATAATTCGGACTGGTCGCGGCTTGGATGCCAGCGCTTACCGTCTTTTCCCATAATCCAGCCATTGCCGTAGTGCATGGAAGGACTCCGACGAACCAACAATGAAGCAAATGAAGGTGCGTTATCCATGACCGGCAACTCAGATCAAACCAAACGATGCGCCAATGCCGGTCATGGTATCGACCGCACTGGACATCGCTGGGCTGGATTTAAGACGCGCATCTACAGCCAGCGCGCTTAATGCAAGAAAACGCATTCCGGCGTTCGCACTTTCCACAATCGAACGGCGGGACAGGTGGGTAATACGGCCAGTGGTTGCCGCGTTCGCAGCGACCTGACCAACCTGCGCGGTGGCTTGCATCACGTAGATCGACAATTTCTCCCTGGCTAACTCATTTACCGGCACACAAGGCAGGCAATGAATTTGAGCAAGGAAGCCGTCAACCAGTGATGCGTCTTCAGTCAAATCAGTCAGCAGCCAAATTTCTGGAGCTGTTAATTGATGGGGTTGCGCAGGATTGAGTTTGTTTCGCAGAGTTTGCACATTCATTCCTGCTTGCTTTGCCAGATTAACTAAGTTGTGTTTTTTAGCGAAGCAACGACATGCTTCGTCAAAGTGGCTATGTTTTGAAACCCGAAAATCAAACATGTCATGCTCCTGGTTAACTTGCATAATCAAGTTATGGTTTGATGTATCGACATTTCAGCGCGTGCTGCCGGTTACGTTCGCGCCATGCAGCCACGTTAATAAGGGCATTACCGTGCTTTTCCATAACATCAGTGCGTTCTTTACCTGTTTTGCGGCAAGTTACTTTTCGGGTAACCGTTGAGGTAGGGGTAGGGGCCAATAACACGACGCCTTCACGTATCCATTTTTCAAGGACAGACGAACTGATTTTGTTGGCATTACAGAAGTCTTCTTTAGACATCGTGGGTGATGCATTGAGAAGAACAGCTTTCTGAACAGCCTCATCAACAGCATGGCTAAGTGCTGGCATAAGGGCTAAGGCGATAGATGCAAGAAATTCTTGTGACTGTAGCAATGCAGTTGAATCTTGAGAGTTTGCATTTTCATAATTCATAACGCAGTATCTCCGTAATAGTGGTTGTGTTCTATGGTGTTACATGTGTTGTGTAATTACTCTAGATCGCAAAATCTTTGTTGTAAACAAAATTTTGGTGATCCGTGTCCAGAAAAGAGATAAATGCCAGCGCTGCGCTTGAGCGTCTTATGGCAACTTATGGATTCAAACAGCAGAAAGAATTGGCTGAACACCTTGGTATTCATGGCAATAACGTCAGTAGTTGGCTTGCCCGCAATTCG